AGCTGAGCTATTTTTTGAGGACGTTTTAATGGCTTGCGTATTTTACGGGATGCCTATACTAGCAGAGAATAATAAGCCTAGGCTTCTTTATCACTTCAAGAATAGAGGATACAGGCATTACTCATTAAACAGGCCAGATAAAGCCACTAGGAAGCTCTCAGGCTCCGAAAAAGAGCTAGGGGGTATACCTAACTCATCTGAGGCAGTAAAACAAGCACACGCAGCCGCTATTGAGACTTTTATAGAGAAATATGTTGGCATAGACACTGAAGGCGTATATAGATCTCCTGATGAGATGGGGACAATGTATTTTAGTAAGACACTTCAAGACTGGGCTAGGTTTGATATAAACAATAGAACTAAATTTGATGCCTCAATAAGCTCAGGATTAGCTATAATGGCTAACCAGCAGCATCTATATAAAAACGTTAAAAAAGAGTCCAAAATAAGCATTAACTTTGCAAGATATAATAATAACGGAATATCTAGTAAATTAATTAGATGAAAGAGATAAATATATCTATTAACCCATCTTCTTTTCCAAGTCAATATGTTCCTGATTCTATAAAGAAAACCAATGAATTTGGTCTTAAGATAGGTCAGGCGATTCAGTATGAATGGTTCAGAAAAGACAATGGAGGTTCTAAGTTTTACGATCAATGGGATTCTTTCCATAAATTAAGGCTTTACGCAAGAGCAGAGCAATCTGTAGGAAAATACAAAAACGAATTATCAATAGATGGTGATTTGTCACACTTGAACTTGGATTGGACACCTGTGCCTATTATACCTAAGTTTATAGATATAGTAGTTAATGGAATGTCTGATAGATTATTCGATGTAAAGGCATACGCACAAGATGCATTATCTGCTGATAACAGGAATAAGTACCAAGAAAACCTTGAGGCTGATATGGTTTCAAAGGATTTATTAAGTCAAATAAAGGAGGATTTTAATGTTGATGCATTCAATACTAATCCTGACGATTTACCAGAGAATGATGACGAGCTTTCATTGCATATGCAGTTGAGTTATAAGTCATCAATAGAGCTAGCTCAAGAAGCAGCAATAAACACTGTTCTGTCTGAGAACCACTATGAAGATACACGAAAAAGAGTAATATATGATTTAACCACGGTAGGGATTGGGATTACTAAGCATGAGTTCCTGCCTGGGGCAGGTGTTGTGGCTAAGTACGTAGACCCTGCTAATGTGGTATATAGCTACACAGAGGATCCAAACTTTAAGGATTGCTTCTACTGGGGTGAAGTAAAAACAGTCCCTATAAATGAGGTACTTAAAATAGACCCAGACTTAAGCAAGGACGATCTAGAAAAGATCGCACAATCAAGCTCACAGTGGCACGACCACTTTAATGCTACTCAGTTTTATAACAATTCGTTATTTAACAATGACACGGTTACATTACTCTACTATAACTACAAGACCACCAAGAAATTTGTTTACAAGCAGAAGGGTGAGAAGGTAATACAGAAAGATGATGAGTTTAATCCTCCATCAGAAATGATGGAAGAGAGAGGCTTTGAAAAAGTAGAAAAAACCATAGACGTTTGGTACGAGGGCGTTATGGTAATGGGAACAAATATAATACTTAAGTGGAATATGTCTGAGAATATGGTTAGACCTAAGTCTGCCTCTCAACATGCTACACCTAATTATATCGCATGTGCACCTAGAATGTATAAAGGTAAGATAGAGTCTACGTTAAGACGTATGATTCCATTTGCTGATCTTATACAGATGACGCACATGAAGCTTCAGCAAGTTATACAGAAGGTTGTACCGGATGGTGTGTTCATTGACGCTGATGGGCTTAATGAGGTTGATTTAGGTAATGGGTCTGCTTACAACCCAGAGGACGCCTTAAGGTTATACTTCCAAACAGGTAGTGTAATAGGTAGAAGTTTTACTGGAGACGGAGACTTTAATAATGCTAGAGTTCCAATTCAAGAGCTAGCTAAGAACTCAGCACAAGGGAAAATATCTAGCTTAATAGGTAGTTATAATCACTACCTCCAAATGCTTAGAGATGTAACAGGCTTAAACGAAGCAAGAGACGGGTCTATGCCAGACCCCAATTCATTGGTTGGTTTACAGAAAATGGCCGCATTAAACAGTAATACCGCAACAAGACATATACTAGATGCAAGCTTAGATATCAGCAGGGATTTAGCCGTAGCGCTAACGTCTAGGATATCTGACGCACTAGAGTATTACCCGTACAAGGAAGAGTTTGTTATGCAGATTGGTAAGTATAACGTAGACTTGCTTAACGATATAAGAGACTTACATATATATGACTTTGGTATATTTATAGAGATGGCTCCAGATGAGGAAGAGAAGCAACAGTTAGAGGCAAACATACAGGTTGCGCTATCTAGAGATTCTATTGATCTTGATGATGCTATTGATATAAGAGAGGTCAGAGATACGAAATTAGCTAACCAACTATTAAAGGTTAAGCGAAAGAAAAAAGAGAAGAAAAAACAGGAGTATGAGATGCAGAAAATGCAATCTCAACAACAGGCTCAGATGCAGTCACAACAAATGGCGGCTCAAACATCGGCTCAAAAACTCCAGATGGAGACCCAGTCAGAGATGCAGATTGCGCAAGCAAAGGCAGGATTTGATATTGAGAGAATGCGTGGAGAGGCTCAAATAAAGTCTGAGTTGATGAAGCTTGAGTTTGACTTAAACATGCAATTAAAAGGTGTTGAAGTTAAGGCATTAAGTGATAGAGAAGATCTTAAGGAGAAGTCTAAAGATAATAGAATAAGTAAACAAAACACACAGCAATCTAAATTAATAGAACAAAGACAGAAGGATTTACCTCCTATTAACTTTGAGTCTAACGAAGACACCCTAGATGGGTTTGATCTTGCTGAGTTTGAACCTAGATAATATGAGTACTATAAAAAGAAAAAGAAAAAAGCATTTAAGAAGTCTTGAGCGAAACAGTTCAGGAAGAAATGCTACTGTAAAAATGGGTACATATAGTGGCGATAATAAGTATTATGCTGCACCTACTATTACATTTAAAGGTAACGAACCTGAAAAACCTCAAACTTTTCAACAAGCATTAGAAGCAGGAGAGGTTTATGAGTTCAAATCTAGACGAAGAGCTGAACGATTTGCAGCAGGTTCTTGGAAAAAGGGAACGGCAAAAAGAGAAGCTATGAAGGCTTACAGGCAAAATAGAAAATCAATAAAAGGAAGATAAATTCTTCTTTAAAAAACAAATAATACTAATGCGTATTTTTGCGTCATAAATTAAATCAAATATGGAATTAAAAGTAAAAGCGGTCCCCGGACCAGGTGAGAAGTCTGTACAAGAAGTTGAAGAAACTTTATTGGAACAGCATGAAGAGACTACTACCGATGTTGAAGAAACAAAAGAAGTTGATCAACAACCTGTAGAAGAAGAAGTTACTGCTGACGAAGAGGTTGTCAGTGAAGCCGAAGAATTTGGCGAAGAGGACGTTCTTTCATTTATTAAGAGTAAATATAACAAGGACATTGCATCTGTTGATGATTTGTTTTCTAAGGAAACACAAGAGTTACCAGAGGATGTGTCTGCGTTCTTAAATTATAAAAAAGAAACCGGGCGAGGTATCAATGATTTTATGAAGCTACAGGCTGATTTTGATCAAATGAAACCAGACCAGTTATTGCGTGATTATTATGCTTCAACAGAGGAGGATCTTGATTCAGAAGATATTGAATATCTTATGAGTGAGAAGTTTTCTTATGACGATGAGCTAGATGATGAATCAGAGGTTAAGCAGAAGAAGATCGCAAAAAAAAGAGAACTTGCTAAGGCAAAGAAATATTTTAACGAATTGAAGGAGACGTACAAGGTTCCGGTTGAGTCAACTGGTGTTCCTGTCAATGATGATGAGTTAGAGTCTTACAACGCTTACAAGGAGTATATATCACAATCGCAAAATGTTCAAGAGGAGAATCAAAAGCGCTCTGAGTATTTTCAGAAAAAAACAGAAGAATTGTTCAACGATGAATTCAAAGGTTTTGAATTTAAAGTCGGAGATCAAAAGATGAGTTTTAGTCCTGGAGATGCAGTCGAAGTGAAGAAAGTTCAGTCTGACGTAAACAACTTTATATCTAGATACCTAGATGATCAAGGTGTTATCAAAGACGCAGCAGGATATCACAAGGCATTATCAGCAGCGATGAACCCTGATAAGTTAGCTGAGTTTTTCTACGAGAAAGGCAAGGCAGATGCTGTTGGAGATGTTTCAAGACAATCAAAGAATATAAACATGGATGTCAGGTCATCACCTCAGCAATTAAAAGACAACTCAGGATTCAAGATTCGAGCCGTAGATCAAGACAGTGGGCGTGGTTTAAAAATTAAAAAACGTTAAACATTAAAAAAAACAAAAATTATGGCACTTACAGTGAACCCAACTCCTGGATTTAGCTTACAACCGACTCCGTCGCAAGTAGCAACTCCTGGATCTTACATTGCAGATTTTGACTTCTTAAGTCAATATCTACCTGATACGCACGAAGCAGAATTCGAGCGTTACGGAAACCGATCAGTCTCTTCTTTCTTACGTTTAGTAGGAGCTGAGATGCCTTCTAACTCTGACTTAATTAAGTGGTCTGAGCAAGGAAGATTACACATTAAATACACAAGCGTAACAAGCGGTGGAGCTGCAACAGATAACACGGCTATCTTTACTATTGGTGATGCTGGAATTACAGCTGCAGCTGTTAGAGTAGGACAAACAGTTATGATCTCTGATAATACTGCTGCTTCTACATTAAACAACAAAGGTATCGTAACTGCGGTTAGCGGACTTACTTTTACTGTTGCTTTTTACGAGGCAGGTGGTCAAGAGAACTACGCAGGATCAGTTACTGTATTCATTTACGGTTCTGAATTCAAGAAAGGATCTAACGGCATGGAAGGTGCTTTAGAAGCTGAGAGCGAAATTTTCGAGAACTCTCCAATCATCATCAAAGATAAGTACACTGTATCTGGATCAGATATGGCACAAATCGGATGGGTTGAAGTAACAACTGAGAACGGAGCAAGCGGATACTTATGGTACTTAAAGTCTGAGCACGAAACTCGTCTACGTTTTGAGGATTACTTAGAGACAGCTATGATTGAAGCAGTACCTGCTGAGGCTGGTTCTGGAGCAATTGCTGCTGCTGGAGATTTAGGAAACAAAGGATCTGAAGGTCTTTTATATGTACTAGAAAACAGAGGAAACGTTGCCGCTGGAGCTTTAGCTGATTTAACTGAATGGGACGCAGTAGTTGCACGTTTAGACAAGCAAGGATCTATTGAAGAAAATGTATTATTTGTTGACAGAGATTTCTCTTTCGAGATTGACAACATGTTAGCAGCGCAAAACAACTTTGGTTCTTCAGGAGCTTCTTATGGTTTGTTTGACAATGATACAGACATGGCTCTAAACTTAGGTTTCTCTGGATTCCGTAGAGGATACGACTTCTATAAGTCTGACTGGAAATACTTAAACGATGCTACTATGCGTGGTGGAATTACAGGTGGAGCGATCAATGGTGTATTAGTTCCTGCTGGATCTACTTCAGTATATGATCAAGTTTTAGGTAAAAACGCTAAGAGACCATTCTTACACGTACGTTACCGAGCTTCTGAAGCTGAAGATCGTAAGATGAAATCATGGGTTGTTGGTTCAGCTGGTGGTGCATCAAATAGCGATAAAGATGCTATGGAAGTACACTTCTTATCTGAGAGAGCTCTTTGTACTTTAGGTGCAAATAACTTCTTCTTATTTAAGTAAGATTAAACTATAAGGGGGGACCGCAACAAAGCGGTCTCTCTTTTTTATAAACTTTAAATTAAATTAAAATGAAAAAACAAGCAGTCCTTAAGGACAGAACTTACCGATTACTAGGAGCAACCGCTCCATTAAGTTACTCACTTAACACAAGAAATTCAAGAAGAAAACCATTGCTACACTTTGACGGTCAGTCAAATAGAGCATTGAGGTATGCTTCAAACCAACAATCACCATTTGAGGATGATCAGGATGGAAATGCTATTTTAGAGCCCGTTGTATTTGATAGAGGGATGTTAAGCGTTCCAAAAACAAACCCAATACTACAGGAGTTCTTATCATTACACCCAGGGAATGGATCTATTTTCGATGAAATTGATGGAGAGAAAGATGCCAGCGTACAAGTTGAGGATTTAGATTACCAATTAGAGGCACAAATTCAGGCCCGTGATTTAGGTATCGAAATGCTAGAAACAATTGGGCGAGTGGTATTATCTCTAAACATAGATAAGATGTCTACAGCTGAGTTAAAGAGAGACGTTAGGCTATACGCTAAGAACGATCCTCAAGACTTCTTAGATACACTTAATGATCCTATGCTTAAGATGCAAAACTTAGCATCTAAGTTAGTTGATCAAAAAATATTAATATTAAAAAACAGTGGCAAAGACATTTACTTCAATATTAAAGGAAACAAAACCAAGCTAATAAGTATTCCGTTCGGACAGAACGCTATTTATACATTAGCTACGTTCTTCCAGACAGATGATGGTATTGAGGTCATGACAATGCTAGAAAACAAGTTAGAAGACTAACACAATCAATAGGCCCTCCATTATCGGAGGGTTTATTTTTTTTTAAGTATCTTTGCGTAAATTATTACAAGATGATAAACAGCGTAAGAAACACTGTACTTGCGGTTGCTAATAAACAAAATTTCGGGTATATCACACCAGCAGATTTTAACTTATATGCAAAGCAGGCACAACTAGACTTGTTTGAGGATTACTTTTACAGTTACTCCCAACAGTTATATAAACAAAATGCAAGACGTTCAGGGAGCGGATATGCAGATATAGTAAAAGGATTAGAGGAGGTTATAGATTCATTCTCGGTTCTAAACACTCCATCCGACACAAACGCACCATTGTATCCGTTACCACTAGATTATTATTTAATAAACTCAGTTAGATATGGAACTAGAGAGGTTGAGCGTGTATCAAACAATAAAATAATTCAGCTTTCATCTTCAAACCTAACGGCCCCTAACGCAACATTCCCGGCCTATGTATTAAATGGGAATGATATAACGGTATATCCTGATACAATATTAACTGGTGTTACTTTGCAGTACATAAGAAAACCTTTAGATCCTAAGTGGACCTATGCTACTCTTTCTGGTGGTGAACCAGTTTTCGATCAGGGTAGTTCTGATTATCAAGATTTTGAGTTACCAGAGTCTGATGAACCATCTTTGGTTGCTAAGATACTACAGTACGCTGGAATATCTATAAGAGAGAAAGATGTTTACCAATTTGGCGTAAACGAGGAGACCATAGAACAACAAACACAACAGTAAGACATGGCATATATAACAGGATATCAGTACTACGAGAACTCAGGTAATAACTGGGAAGAAGACAATTGGGGTAGTTACCAATACGTTAACTTAATTGACATTGTAAACAACTTCATGCTAATGTATGTTGGGAATGATAAATTAATAAACAACGTTGAGCGATATAACGTATTATTTCACGCCAAGCGTGGCTTACAGGAGTTGAACTACGACGCAATGAAGGAAACTAAGATCGTTGAACTTACGGTCTGTGACAATTTAAGAATAGTTCTACCACCAGATTTTGTAAACTGGGTTAGAATATCTCTATACAAGGATGGTATATTAAGCCCTCTTTCTGAGAATATACAAACAAATTTCGCACAGAGTTACCTACAAGATAATGACTGTCGTGTTCTTTTTGACATAGATGGAGGTGTCTTAATAGGAACATCGTCTCTAGATGGAGACAGAATAGACGGTACTCAGAAGACACCTTACCTAGGCGATGGCAAGATGCACGGAAGAATGGGTTACAATATAGATGGTAACTGGGTCTTTGATATGCCACTAGGGGGAAGAATGGGCCTCAACACTGAAACAGCAAATACCAACCCAACATTTAAGGTTGACAAAAAATTTGGTGTTGTAAACTTTAGCTCTCACATGGCAGATCAAACCATTGTTATAGAGTATGTTTCTGATGGAATGGAAAATGGAGACGACGCTAAAGTAAATGTCAATAAACTTTTTGAAGAATTTATATATGCTTACATAAAGTATTCAATACTTAGCAGTAAGTTTGGAATTCAGGAATACATAGTAAACAGGGCTAGAAAAGAAAAATCAGCACTATTAAGAAATGCTAAGCTCAGATTAAGCAATATTCACCCAGGTAGACTACTTATGAATTTAAGGGGTCAAAATAAATGGATAAAATAGAATGAATATAAATAACAACTTTATTGGGTCCAGAATGAACAAGAGTCTGGACGAAAGACTTATACCTCAGGGTGATTATATAGACGCATTAAACATTAGAATATCTTCCGATGAAGACGGGGAGTCTGGTTCTCTTGAGAATGCGAAAGGTAACGAATTAGTTACCTCTTTGACTTATAACTCATCACCACTTGTTGATGCGACGTGTATTGGGGCTTTTGAAGACGGTGAGCAGGAAACTATCTACTGGTTTGTAACTAGCCCTACGGTGGATATGATAGTATCATATAACTTCAACAATTCAACATTAATATACCACATTATCAGTACGGATGTTTTAAACTTTTCTACTGACTTCAGGATTGAATCTATAAACCTTATAGATGATTTATTGTTTTTTACAGACAATTTAAACCCTCCAAGAAAGATAAATACTAAGAGGTCTTATCCAAGACCTATAACAGGGCAGGATCAAATAACTGAGGATGATATATCTGTTATTGTTAAGCCACCCATTGAAGCCCCTGGGGTTGGGTTAGTAGAAACAGCTTCAACTCAGAATTATATTGAGGATAAGTTCGCTAGGTTCTCCTATAGGTATAAATATAAAGATGGAGAATATTCTGCTTTGTCTGAATTTTCTGACATTGCTTTTTTACCAGGTGTTTTTGAATTAGATTTCGGGAACTACGATATGACTGGAATGAGGAATAGGTTTAACTCTGCTAACGTTTCATTTAACACAGGATCAAAGCATGTAATTGGAATTGATGTTTGTTTTAAGCTATCAAACTCTAACGTAGTCCATATAATTGAAAAGTTTGATAAAGCAGAAGAGGGGTGGGGTAACAATGAAGTTAAGAGTGTACAATTTAGTAATCAAAAAATATTCACAACACTGCCAGAGTCTGAACTATTAAGACTGTTTGACAATGTGCCAAAGCTAGCCAAGGAACAAACGTTAATGGGTAATAGAATTATGTATGGAAACTATACTGATGGGTATGATATCGATACTAACATTGATTACAGTTTAAGTCTTGTCTCTGAACTTATAGGTGATTCTGCATTAACAACAACTCATTTTTATAATGCAGACACTAATGAAACAGGATTTACGGTAGACCTTGATGGTTTAGAGTTAGTTCAAGGATTAAATTTATTTATAGATTTGAATATTCTCCACGTTAAGTTTGTAGGAGATCCAAATTACCCCATGACACCTGAGAATGACGTACAAGAAAATTGGTCATTTCAGCTCCCAAGAGATTATACTTCCGTTCAGGATTTAGTAACTAGTACCGAGTGGAATGAGGCCATAGAATTAACAGACTTATGGACCAACACTGCTGACGGGGACAGCATGACTGACGTGTGGTTTACTGCTATAACAGCAGCTAATGGGTGGGATAAGGTAGATGGCACTCGTGGTAGTGGCCCATACTCGGTTAACCAAGAAATAGAGACTACTTACTCAGGCACTGTAATTACATTCGATATACCAGGGGTTAGGTATGAATCAGGCCCTGGTGTAACACCTTATGCTAGTGAGTTTTTTGAAAATTCAGTTACAGTGGCAAATGTTTTTGATGACACTACATCAAAAAGCCTCCATAGCAATAGAGATTATGAGGTAGCTATAGAGTATCTAGATGAGTATGAGAGAGCCTCTACGGCACTTGTTAGTACAGCGAACAGTATATACGTGGGATCTGAACTATCTACTTTTCAGAATAAAATAAAGGTAACCCTAAACAGTCTTGCTCCAAGCTGGGCTAGCAGATATAGGTTTGTTTTAAAACCTAGTAAGGGTGATTACGAGACTATATACTCTAGGTTCTACTATCAAAGTATAAACGATGGTGGTGCTTGGTGGATTAGGCTTGAAGGAGATAATCAAACAAAGGCAAAGGTTGGGGATACATTAATAGTTAAGGCAGATTCAAGTGGACCTGCCCCAAGATATATTGAGACTAAAGTACTAGATCTACAGGCCTTACCTTATAATGATGCGGAGAGAATAGAGGGAAATCATCCGGCTGGGTTATATATGAAGTTAAGGGCTACTAATTTCTCAATCTCTAGTGACCCTGAAAATGAAAGAATATCTAGAACAGCTGATACTCGTCGTTCAAATTCAAACGCTGTATTGTGGATGTCTGAACTAGTAGACCCAGATGTCCCTGGTGTTTACCAACAAATAGCTATACCTGCTGGAGCTAAAGTGTCTTTTAGTTGCAACGCTTATACCTTTGGGACTTACGGGTATGAGTATGTGTTTAACGGAGAGTTTACAGCTCAAAATGATTATGATAATATAGGTCAATTTATAAATGGTGAGAACATAACTTTTTCGCCACCAACCGTAAATAGTGGTATGGGTAGCCCTGCTGATGGAGATGAGAACAGGTTCAAGTGGTTCTCTGCCGTGGGTGACTCCAATAATTTATATCAGGGGTCTGTTGTTGCTACACCTATTACACCAGAATACAGTGGGCGTGGTAGAAATACTGACGTAACTCCTGTAGAGAGGGAGATGCAGATGAAGTATTACGAGAATCCTGCCGACCCAACACTGAGCTGGTTAATGCTAACAAATAATAGTAACGGAAGCGGAGGTAGACCGGCAACGGCTATATTAAGAGTTGAAATTGAAAGACCTGGAGATATACTTGTTTTTGAGACTAAACCAGAGGAAATAGCTGGGGAGATATACTACCAAAGCAGCAAGAGTTACCCTATACAGTCAATAAAAAATAGTAATATAGGTCTATACGGTGTAACTGTTTCAGCAGCTGAGACAAATCAACAGACTATAGAGTATACAACACCAGCAACACCAGGGGTTGAAAGTGAAGTAAGGACTACCACGATAACACCAGGTGGGCCATCTTTTTTATTTGAGGCTGTAGTAGGTAGTGTCAGCTTATTGACAACGCCTTTATCACCTTCAAACATAACCATACAATTACTCAACTCTCCAACATACACTGGAGATGTGCCTACCCTTGGTCACTACGGAAACGTGTCTAATCAGTCCTCTACAGAGCCAGCAGTTATTGATTTAGAATTGTATAACTGTTTCTCATTTGGAAATGGAGTTGAGAGCTTCAAAATAAACGATGGGTTTGCAACACCAGGGTTTCGCATAGGGGCTCGTACTACGGCTGTTTCTTTAGAAGACTACAAAGAGGTTAACAGATACTTCGATATAACATATAGTGGTGTATATAACCAACAAACGAACATAAACAAGCTAAATGAGTTCAATTTAGCACTAGGAAATTACAAGAGCTTAGAGGCTTCATTTGGACCTATAAACAAGCTACACGGAAGACAAACAGATATATTAGTTCTTCAAGAAGACAAAATATCATATGTTTTAGCTGGAAAGAATTTATTATCTGATGCTGCTGCAGGAGGGGCTATAACGTCTATTCCTGAGGTTTTAGGTACACAGATAGCTAGAACTGAAGAGATCGGAATAAGTAATGACACCGCTAGCTTTGCTACGGAATCTGGGGATGTATTCTTTACAGACTCAAAGAGAGGAATGGTATTAAACCTTAAGGGTGGATCATACCAAGGAGAGTCGTTGAATATTATCTCTACATTAGGTATGAGATCTTGGTTCAGGGATGAATTTTCAACTGGTTTTAATAAAATAAAACTTGGTGGATTTGATCCATACATGAATGAGTATGTACTAACTTTTGGTGATTATGAAAGACCACTACCCCCTCTATTAGTAGGGTGTGGCACAGAATTATCTTACCAAGATAGATCCACACCTGTGACATTTAATGTACAGTTAAATGATTCAATAGGAGATGTAAATACTGACTATAACTTTACCTCTGGGGCTGGTAATATTACCATTGTTTATAACGGTATTGAAATTGTAAATGCAGACGTAACTGGGAGCGGTCAATTATCTTTCAATAAAGACATAATAGGACTAAACGAATGTACTGTTACTGTAACACCAAGTGAAGAATCTAGCTTTACTATTAACGCAAACTGTATTGCAGATAAGTCGCTTACTATTATTCATATTGTCAAAAATACCGACGAGATGGATGAGAAGATTATACACCATGAGTACCAATGGGCTAGCGGAACATATTCTTCTCCAGTATACCAACAAGAGATTACTTTCGATGAAGGTCCGGTATCATATTATCGATCCACAACTGGTATAGTATCACAGGGTGAATTCCCTGTTGAGGGATCTACAATAAGGCTAAGATACGCCCCTCAAATTGGTGACACCGCATCATGGGAGGCAGATAGATTCCAGTATCACTTATCTGATACACTTTATACTGAGTCTGAGATAGACTTATTAAAACCTTTATTAACTACTATTCCTGAGGTACCGTCATCTAACCCTGTAAATGTTCAGGGTGAATTCACTTATAGTAATCCTACCTCAAAACAATACTTATATTTAGTGTATGACTATGTGTCTCCAGTTATAGAGTGTGGTGTAGCTGTAAATACTACAGCCGCAGGAACAGGGGCTTATGAGATGAGATCAGATTTAGGAACAGATATAGGGTTCGTAACGGTTGCTTTTGATGGTTATAACACACCGACTAGGCTTCAGTTAGTCTATGATGGCAGTATTGTAGCAGATTCACTATTTATTGGCGATGTGTTGCCAGACGCTACTCAAGAGGGACTGATAACATCTTTATCAACGCTTGATACGTATAACTATAACGGATCTACTTATGACCTCTCTAATTCAGAATCGGTAACTTATACATCAGCAGATATAGCCGTATCAGATGGATCTGAACTAAGATCTAGTGGAGACGGTACGGGACAAACAGGTGTTGTTGCAGATTTCCCTTCACCAACGGCAAAAGCCTCAGACGGGAGTGTAAAGTTAAAGTTCTTAAAATCAACATCACTACCTACAGAAATGACAATAAGAGTCATAACGGCAAATGGTACTAACAACTGGAGCATGAATGGTGTTACTTGTCCTTCAAGAGCACAAGTTCCTGATGATCAATTTGAGTGTACAAAGGCACCATTAGTAACGCCAGATGTGGCAGGTTTCTGGAACTTGAATTCAGATATTGGCGTGGATACAGGTGCTGTTGTAATAACTATGAGACCTAAAGACGTTACAGATACATTAGGATCGATAGTCGAATATAATGGGGTAACATATAACACATTTGTTAGTGATTTTGACGGAACTCATAAGTCAGATACTGATGGCAACTACACATGGGTAGGTGCTACAATTCCTTCAAGCCCACAGGTTAGGGATGAGTACACGTTTGATAATGGTTCTTTTGTAGATACAGGGAACGATGTTAGTCAAGTAGTAGCTGCTGGAGATGTTTCAACATCAAACTTCCCGGTTGGATCTACTACAAGACCTAATTACACTATAGTAATACCAAAAATTGAAACTAACATAGAGGCTCTAGACTTTAAGGTATTTAGTGACACAGAAACAGATATGATAGTTAGATGTCCAAGATTGCTAGATTCAGTTCAAGTAGACGGTCCGTATGAGTTTCCTGACACTGCAATAAACCCACCAGGGGTAGTGTTTAGAGAATTCTTTACTGTTCACAAGAGTGGTATTGGTACTTCACTACCTGTTTATGTTCCAATTTCAGATGACCCTATATTACATTGCGAGCAATTATTTTTAGACGCAAATGGTATACAAACACTGCAGAAGGGGTATTACTATACAAATGATATAGAGACACCTCCTGAGTTTACTAATCAAGACCAATATAAGATTATATATGTAGATGATTGGGGAACAGCTTATTACTACACACCAGAGGAAGTAACAACAGAATGCTCTGGAGGTATGGATGTAGCCTTTATTATGGATTATACAGGAAGCATGTCAGATGAAATAGAAACATTAAAATCTGGTTTTGCAAGCTTAATTAATACTATAGACAGTTCATCTGGAGAAAACAACTATAGACTTTCTATTGTTACAGCAGATGAAAGAGATGGTTTCCCATTAGTTCCATCTTATAATTCTTGTACAGAATACACAAGCCTACCTTCCGCACAAAAATTAAATTATGCAGGTAGCAATAACCATCAATTATTTATTACTGCTTGGGAAATGTTCCAAGATAATAATGCAACAACTGCTACAACTCAATTAAACTTATTAAATGGTGGCGGAGCATCACCATGCGTTCAAATGGGTGATGGAGGTAGTACTGGACCTGAATGTACAGATCAAGCTATAAGTAGAGTGTTGAGTTACGATTTTGTAAACGCATGGAGATCTAATGTTGCTAAATATATTATTGTTGGTACAGATGTACCAGCAGGTGGTGATGATGGAATTTTTGACGAAAGTGATTGGATATTTATTCAATCGTTAGCAGCTACAGCTATAAGTCAAGGAGTTAAGATATTTATCCTAGGACAAGGTGTTGATTATCCTTATACAACTTCATCCGGACAAGGTGTTTATCCTTGGAGATATTTAGCTACTCAAACAGGTGGTGATTGGAATAATACCTTTGATACCACAACTATAAATAACCAAATAATAGCAGCTTGTGGCTCATAAACAATAAATAAAACATGGCATATACATTAACATATAGTGAAAACGCAAAGGGGTGGCCATCGTTCTACTCCTTTATACCTGAAAAAATGATAGGAATGAACAACTCATTCTATTCATTTAAAGGCGGTAGTTTATACAAGCATAACTCTAACTCTAGACCTAGGAATAATTTTTATGGGGAGCAATATGAATCAACAATTTCAGGAGTTATTAACGTTGAGCCAACCATTATAAAGAAGTTTAAGACTATCTCATTAGAAGGTAACGCTGCCTGGGATTGTTCCGTGTATAGCGACCTAGAATCAGGTTATATTGATAAGGATTGGTTCTCACTAAAAGAGGGTGAGCAATACGCATACATAAGAAGAAGAGCGGATGACGATACATTTGAGGCTAGATCAGCTCAAGGTGTTGGATCAGTATCAACCGTAGATTCATCTGTAATTACTAGCGTTGTACTTACCTTTACTTTTGACGTAGGTAGTATGGTATCTATTGGAGACAAGGTGTATGGTGTTACTTCTGGAACACCTGAATTTGCAGGTACAATAACAGCTGTTTCAGGGACAACAATAACTATAGATAGCGATCAAACAGGGGCTACTATACCTGTGCCCGGACAGTTTATAATGTATGTTAAGAACAACATCGCAGAGTCCTATGGGGCTACTGGATACTACCTTGCATATACCCTTACAAACGACTCAACAAGTTTCGTAGAGCTCTATGGAATAGCATCAAATTTATTCAAGAGTTTTCCTTAATTTTTTGTATATTTGCAACTAATGGAAGTTAGAAACTTAATACATTCAGATTACGATGAAATACTCGTTAAGTGGTGGAAAGACTGGCGATGGGTAGCCCCATCTAGAGATTTTCTTCCAGATAATGGTAATGGAGGCCTTATAGTTTATGATGGTGATGTCCCAGTTTGCGCTGGATATATGTATGTAACAAACTCAAAAACAGGGCTTTGCGAGTTTATAGTATCAAATTTTCATTACAAGGACAAGGAAAAAAGAAAGGAAGCGATTAGTTTATTGATTCACACAATAGACAAAGTCCTTAAAAATGTTGGGTGTAAGTACTCATACTCAGTACTTAAAAATAAATCACTAATCAACATATATAAAGAAGTTGGATACCAGGAAGGGTCAAAGAATTGCACAGAAATGGTTAAAATATTATAGATTATGGCAGCAGTAACATCGGCAGTAATAGCTGTAGCAGGCGCAGGAATGAATATAGCAGGTGGAATCGCCTCAAAAAAAGCAGCTAGAAAAGCGGCAATGGCAGCGCAAAACGCACTAAGTAAAGCTAAGAAACAGTTATCTATTACTAGATCAGAGGAACTACAAGTGCCTCTAGAATCTTACGAATTACAGCAACAAGCTTTAGTTGCTGGTCAACAGCAAGCTATTGAAGGATTGAGAGAGAGCGGACAGAGAGCTGTTCAGGGTGGTCTACCAGCGTTACAAGCGCAGGTACAGGCTGGTGCAGAAGATATAAGACAGGATCAGGCACAGGCCATATATGACAGAGAGAAAATGATTGTTGACGAGAAGAAAACGGCTGATCAACAACTCGCTAGTCTAGAGCTACAAACAGCACAGGGAGCTCAGATGGCAGCAGCACAGGCTGAAGAAAGATCTGGTCAGCAGATCGCAGCAGGCGTACAAGGTCTAGCCTCGGCAGGGCAATCATTATATGCACAGTCAGACCTATACTCATCTAGACAAGGGGAATTAGCTGGTGCTCAAAGTGTGTTAGATTCAGGAGCTGATCTTGGAGGAGCAACAAACGCTAGACAGGCATTAAGATATATGAAAAACCAAGGTATTTCAGGGGCTAATATAGCAGGAATGGGAGTAGGTACAAGGAGTTACGATGACCTGAAGCCGTTACAGGGACTAGAACTACAAACATCTGGTATACAAGGAATGGGGATTCAGCCTATAAACTTTTCTGGATTAACGATTAGAAAATAAAACATGGGAACATACTACGGATACGTAAACAGAGATCAGGATAAATCAGTAATTGACTGGGCTGGAATAACTAAGAAAATATCTGACGATATACTCACAGAAAAGAAGAGTAGAGAGGCTCGAAGGTTTGAACTAGACAAGACTCAGAACGAGCAGTTAAGGAAACTAGACGAGTATACTCAAGGTATAGATAAGAACGCTAACCAGGCAGCAATGGAAGCGGCACAAGGTTACAGAGACTTCTTAATGGAAAACCACAAGCTAATGAAGGCAGGACTTGTTAGTGTTAATGATTCTAAGATAATAAAGGAGAATGCAAAATCTACATGGTCGACATTAAATAAGACCTTTAAGGGGCACCAGGATGCGATACAGGCTAAGATTGATCAAGGTGGAGCAGGTAATCTACTCCTTGCTGAGAAAATGTCCACGGCTTTTGACTTCCAGAACAAAAAAATAGTACCAAGTAGAAATGGTGAGGCAGTATTCGTTAATATTGATCCAAAGACAGGGAAGATTGATATGAAGACAGCTATGCCAGTGTCTGGTTTATTGAATAATCAACAGAGAATGTGGGACACCATAGATGTACAAGAAAGCGCATCAAAGGCAGCCGATGCAGCTGCTATATGGAAAAAATCTCCAACATCAACCCTGTCGATTAAAGACGTAAGACAGAACCCTGAGTTTTCTGAGTGGAAAGAAAACAGCATAAAAGCTGCCCTAGATACACCTCAAAGACAAGCCTCTGTATTAATGGATTATTTAGGCGTTGACCCTGATGATATAAAAATGGTAGAAGATAGCCAAGGTATTCTACAACCAGAACTAACCCCAAAACAACTAGATGCCGCTAAAGAGGCCTACGGGTCTGCCTTAGAGATTGGCTTAGGGTATGAGGAGACAAAACAATACGTTGCGCCTACTGCTCAATCTGGTAGGTTACAAGAAGAAGCTAATGTAGTAAAAATTATAGATGACTTTGTAGTGAGAGGCCAATACTCTGGATTAAAATCTACACTTGGTCAGGTCGCTAGTAATGTTAAACTTGATGAAGAAAATAAAACATTAACAGTTGAACTTCTAGATGGACTAGTTAAGACCATAGATTTAACAAGACCTCAAAGAGACATTGGAGTAGAGATAGCAGGTATAATAAATCCGAAAACAGCTGGCACATACAGAACCAAGGGAACAGGATCCTTAACATTAGATGTGAACCAAAAAGCTTTAGACAGTGCCATTTATACGCCTATAAGCCAGAAGGTTAGTTTGAGTGGTTCAGAAATCGATACATTTAATAAGCAATTATCACCAGTAGCTGGTCAAGATGCATTTGGAGAGACTGTTTACGGCTCTAGACCAGATATCGAGGTTAAATCAGCAGTAACAGCTGTTGCAAGAAAGCTGAATTTAGATCCAAACCAAGTGACTGTTACAAATGGAATAATGATGTATGGAGATACACAATTAGGAGCTATAGGTACAGTTACAGGTACTGAAGTAGCTCAAAAATTAGAAACGATAGCTAGCGACACAAGAGGTAGGCTTGACGGGTTAGGAGAATAAACAATAAATAAAGTTAATGAAAGAATTATACGATAATCTTTTTAAATCAGGCGACTATACAAAGTCGTTTGAAGAGTTTGTTAATCAATTTGGTGACACAGAAAAATCCAAGGTTTTATACAACGCACTAAACGAATCAGGTGACTATACAAAATCATTTGAAGAGTTTGTTGTTCAGTTTGGATTCGGTGAAAAAAAAAAGACAACCGACACCTCAAGTTCTACTTTGGAGACGGAAGATATGGTTTCCACTACAGAAGAGGATCCAACAGATGGGTCCTTGGATTCTTCAGAAGTACCTGAAATATCAATACCTCAAGTAACTACACCAGAGGTTGAGGATGATTACGAGTATTTAAAAGATGACTTTTTAAAACTTGAAGAAATTGAGACAGCCTCTACTCAAACTTTTACTCCAGGAGCCTCTGCTAGAGCTAGGGCTATGCGAGAAAAAAACAGAGAAGTAGACCCTATATTAAAAAGTAAGTTATTATCTGACTACAACATTTCTAGCGCTCTAGAATTTAATATCATAAACGACAGAACATTAGAGGCTGCATTAAAGGGAAATAAAAATGCCTTAAAAACTATACAAAGCTTATCTAGAAAAAGAAAAGAGGAATACCTACAAGAGATACAACAAAAAAGACTAGACAAAGAAAACGCCTACGAAGATTCATCTAATCTTAACGCATATGAGATTACGGAAGATGAAAAAACAAAAAAAGATCAGGCAGTAAAAAAAGTCAATGATTTTAATAAAGAGACAGAAAGACTCTTAAGTCAAATAGAAAAGCCTACAGAAGAACAGTTAAATGAAATATTCCAAAGGGATGGTGCTCCAACCGAAGAGGAGTTTGAATTAGCTGAAGACAGTCTCACACCAACTGGTTTTGAAGACTCTGATATTGATGATATGTACGATAGTCAAAAGCTAAAAAACATAAAAGGTTTTAACGCTAAGGACTTTGATGGATATCTTTCAGAAATGGGTTACGTAGAAAAATACCAACAACTACTGGAAGATGAAGTAGTTTCAGAAGATGGTAGGTTTTATGATATAAGCGGTAATTACAATCCAAAATTAGCTGCCGAAAGATTAAAGTTTCAGTACCTATCAAATTATATTAATGACAAGGTAGAGAGAAAAGTAGAATCTCAAATATTAAAGTATCAAGCTGAAAACGACGGTAGACATCCTTCATTTGATGGTGTAAAAATAGATTTTAGCACTGGATTAGATGACAAAGCGATATCTTCATATGTAGAGGAACAATTCCCTACATTGACAGCTTATTTAAAAGACAGAGATAGAGAGAATCAAAAAAACTACCAAGAATACTTGAATGGTGAAAACCCTTGGGTGACCCAATCTGTAAAACAAGGTTGGAGATCAGTAGAAGATAGAATATCTACCACCTCAGAAGGTGTTTATGAATTCATAGGAATGAATAATACCGCTGATGAAATAAGAATGAGCGCTGCTCAAACAGAACTAGAAAGAGACGACTTCATGAGGTATACATATGCCTCTGGTAAAAAGGCCACTATAGATGGAAGAGAATATGGGATTGATGAAAGAGGTCAAATATATGATCTTCAAATAAAGAAAAACGTAACACAAGTTCTTACAGAAGGTCAAGAAGAATCCATAAGAAAAAAAGTTGAGGGCAGTGATGAAACTTTTAAAAGTTTTAGTGGTGCAGGAGCTGTAATAGCAACCTCTGGAATAGTAAGTGATATGATCTTGCAAATAGCCTTAACACGTGGTGTGGCAAACTTAGGAGCTGGAGGATCAGCTTTTTTAGGTGCTTTCGACAAAGGTTCTAAGGTTTTAAATGTGCTTAGTAAAATACCTATGAAGGCTAATGTAGCTTCAGCTATGATAGCACAGGGTACTTTGTTTGGAACAAACATGTCAAGTGATGCATATAAAAAAGCTATAGAAAATGGTGTTGATCAAGAGACGGCTGAAGAAATAAGACAGTTAGCATCTAGACAAGGTTATGCACTAGGAGCGTTAACAGCACCTATATCTACACAAATTACTGCAATGAACAAAATATTTGGAGAACAAGGTTCTAAAAAAATAAGTGAATCAGTTGTGAGGATATACCAAGAGAGTGGTAAAAAAGGTGTTAATGCTTATTTTCAAAAAATAAGACAAAATATAATACAAAATTACCCTGTATACTTTAGAGAGAGTGGAAAGGAAATGTTCCAAGAGAACGTTCAACAAGTTGGGCAGGCTTTTATAATAGCTGACAATGTAAATGAACTGGCTGGTAAAGAGATTATGATGAACACCATAACAGGTGCGGAATATACTAATACTACTATTCTAGCTGGTATGGCAGGTTTATTAATTCCTTTTGGAGGAGATTTAACGTCATCTACAGGTAGCAGTTTAAAGGCTTCATTTAGACCTGGTGAAGCAGCTATAGATAGAATGGAAGCGTTGCATGCGTTGTCTAGAAACCCTAAAAAAACAAAAGAGGTTTTAGATAGCATGGTAAAAAAAGGTGTTTATAGTCAAGAACAAGTTAATAATATAATATCAGATGTAGATGTTTATTCTAAAAACATAGGAAGAATACCACCTAACCTTACACCTGAAACTTCTTTGAAGGTAATGGGTTCTTTAGAAAAAATAAACCAATTAGAAGAGCAGAAAAAAAATCTGGACAAGTCATTTCATTCGGATATAGATAAAAAAATACAGGACATAAGATCTCAGGTAACAAAAGCGACTGAGTTTGATTATGTAAACATAAAAGGAAAAACAAAGTTAAAAGAGGAAGCAGGTAAGCAATTGACTAAAGAAGCTGAAGATAGAGGAGAGAAAGACTTCACTATTGCAGATAGCGCTATAACAGAAAGAGCTATTGATAACTTTAGTAAGATGACAATTGAAGAGAAGCTTTCATATACAGATATTCAAGATGCCATTCAAAAGCAAGAAACGGAAGTAGATAGAAAAAGTAGAATAGATAGCGCTCCAAAAATATTTGGTAAATCTCATACTGATAAAAAACTACCTTATGGTAGAGCTGTTATCGCTGATATAACAAGTCCAGATTCTAAGGGTGTACAAACAGCTAAGTATAATAATCCTCAGACAGGAGAGTTAGATGTTATTGTAAGTAGTAGTGGTGATTCTGCTAATTTTGTTGGTTTCACGAGAGTTTACGAGAATGGAAAACCTACAAATAGGTTTACCGCTAAAATGGAGTCTACTGGAGATGCTTTTAAAAACATGATTACCGAGGCGGAAAACGCCTTGCCAGACGGAGCGGAAGTAGTAGAGACAACCACTATATCTATAGGTGGTTTAAAAACATACAACAAATCTAAAACCTTAAATGAAAAGGTGGATTCAGATGGAAATGTTGTCACAAAAACAACAAGGTACAGCGATGCAACACAGCAATCTGTAAAAGAAAAAGGTAACGAATCAGCTTTTAGTTCTTTCCGAACTAATGACAAAACTAAAGCTGAGGCTGAGGTTGAGAAAATTAAAGAAGCTTACCCAGGAATTGAGGTTAAAATAAAAACACAAGGATCAAAGAGGGGTAAAAAAACTTATACTATAGATATAGAGTTGCCAGTTTTAGTTAAAACAGATGCTAAACCAGCCGAAGGTGTACAAGAAGTGGAAACAGAAGTACGGGTTACTCCTGAGCAAGAAACGGAAGTAGAGAGTCCAATAAAGGATAATCTACAAGAGAACGAAACTATTGTTCAAACTAGAAAAGATAGTAAAGGTCGAGTATTCACTACCACTAAACAAGAATCCGTAAGAGAACGTGATGGATTAAAAACTACTAAGTTTAAGTTTAACAGAGACGATAAATCAACCGACCAAAGAAACGATGCTTTTGCTCCTGAGGACGTAGCATTAGCAGGAACTAACCTTGAGATTAACCCTGAAGATAGATTAAACCTTCAAGAAGGTGAGACAGCTACTTATGAGATAAGTGAAATAAGAGAGGGCGATACAGGAGTAAACGCTTCGGTAAAGTTTACAACAACTGATGCTGATGGGAACCAAATAGGCAGCTTTCAAGGTGATGTGACATTGGTTGAAACAACTGTAGCTCCCCCAACTAAGCCAGAGACTAAAAGGTTTCAAGATGACCAAGTTGTTTTAAAAGAAGAAACATTTACTATAACCAATGAAGATGGTAGTAGAGAAGAGGTAATTGTAAAAACATACTTAGATGGCTCCTTTGGTACAGGTGCAAGAGTTAAAAGGTTTGATTCAAATGGAGAGCTTATTGAAGATACAGGTGGATTTTTCCAAAAACTTGCAGACAATGATATAGTTGTTAGAGATGGAATAACCGCTGAACAGCAAGTGGAATTTATTTATGCACCTGGTGAAGAGGTCTTTGAAAAGACATCAGAGAGAAGTGGTAATGAAATAAATAACCCTAAAAAGACAGCACAATTAACAACTGAACAAAAACAGAAGTTAGGTATAGAAACCAAGAAAGATGAGAGTGAACAAACAGTATCTGAAATAGATGAAGTAACGGTCACTGAAGAGAAAGTAGTACCAGCTGGTAAGAGGTTGTTTAACAACCCCAACCCTGAGACTACAGAAATATCTAAGAAGTACAAGAAAGATAGAAACAACAAAACACCTGATGGTGAGCCAATAACATCTATTGACAAAGATAATTCCAGAGAAATTGCTGACGTGTATGAGTCGCTAGAAGACTCGCCTAATGATCCAAAGGTTCAAGAGGCATACTCATTAATGGCAGATGAAACAGCGGCACAACACCAAGAGATTATTGACGCAGGATACGAGGTTGAGATCTGGAATGGAGAAGGTGAGCCTTACGCAAACGCTCAAGAAATGATTGACGATGTTCGTGACAATAAACACATGTGGATATACTCAACTGAGGCCGGCTTTGGGGATACCGCAATAACAGAAGAACAAAGACAACAAAATAAATTACTACAAGATTCTGGTTTCAAGGACAAGAACGGCAACACTTTACTATACAATGACTTGTTTAGATTTGTGCATGACTTCTTTGGACACACAGAGAGAGGTAATGGTTTCGGACCTGTTGGTGAAGAGAACGCATGGGACGTACACTCAAGAATGTATACACCATTAGCTAGGAGAGCTATGACTACCGAGACAAGAGGTCAGAATAGTTGGGTTAACTTTGGCCCTAAAATGAGAAACAAAAAGGGAGAGTTAATAAAAAAAGGGGAAGAAGGATATCTTTCTCCTAAAGACAGACCTTTTGCTCCTCAAAAAATGGCGCTAATGCCAGGGAAGTATTCAGAGATGTTACCTGAAAAACAAGAGGATATTGATAAGAGTGAACAGACTCAGACACAAAAAGATCCTACCAAAGCACTTGAAAAAACAAAGAAAGACTTTGAACAAAGCGAACAGGCTCTAAAAGATAGGGTCAAGAAGCCAACGCTTAAAGAAAGAACAAGAATATTAAGGGAAAAAATATTTGATAGACAGACCAGAGTAAAAGATCTGCTAAAGGGTGTTGGAAACAAGCAAGCAACGAAAGCTAAAAACCTTTTAGTAACAAAGGCTGGTGCAACTGGTTTTGCTAACTTTAGATTTAAGAAAGCTGATGAAAAAATATACAAGGGATTAAAAGATCAAGATCTAAAAACCCTAGACCATATCATATACCTACGAAGATTAAAAGCTATAAACGAAAACAGGAAAGCTCAAGGCAAGGAACCTTACGTGGGTATTAATGATACTGATTACGATACGGCTGTTGCTGCTCTTAAAGGTTATGAAAATGAACTTGGAGATAAAAAGTACAAAGATTTTTCATCAAGAGCAGATACGTATTTTGAGGCAATGAACGAGAGTTTGACTAGGATGAAAGACAGTGGATTAATATCTGAAGAAGTTTTCAATCAGTTAAAAGATATTGACTACTCCCCTATAAAGACTTTAGACTATATAATACCAGATAATGCGGACGCAGCTGAAATAGACAGAATGGCCGAAATATCAGGCATAAAAGCAGATGTAATAAAAACACTTAGTGATAAAAACTTGAAGGACATTATAATGGACACTAAATGGTTGTTATCATCTAACCTAGGAATGATTGAAGCTAAAGTTTTTGAAAATAAAATGCTCAATGCTTTTAGCGAAGCTGTTGAGTCTGCTGAAGGAGACGTTAAGACTGAGATAGAAAATTATGTATTACCTAACCCTGTAACAGGGGAAACAAAAGACGGTAAGCCAAAGAGAAAATATGATAAAAAGACTCCCCCTGGTTTTACAAAAGTACACTTCAAGAAAGATGGAGTCGACAAATATATGGTAATAGACAATGCTTATGCAAATCAGTTACTAGATATAAAATCTAACTCAAGAATAAATCTTGGAAATGTAGGTAAATTAACAGGGACTAATATTTTAAGATTCACTGCAACATCTGGTAACCCTTTATTTATTGTAGGTAACACAGCTGTAGATTTTGCTAACATATTATTATTATCTGATGTATATTCCAATAATAAGTTTAAAGGAGGAGCAGAACTTGCTTTTGATTTTGTAAAAACATTTGGATCTAAAGTAGGAGGTACAAAGGAATACAAAAAGATATACGAAGAGTTTATGGAGCATGGCGGTGCAATGGACTACCTATCTACAGATGGTTTAAAAGCAATAGGAGGACGTGGTAAAGCTAGATCCGCTGCTGGAAAAGCTTTTCAAAGTTATGGAAATTTCATGTCTTACCTAGGTGAAACTTCTGAGGTATCATTTAGGGTGGCTGTATATTCTAAGGTTAAAAATAATTTACTAAAAGACTTTGAAAAAGAAAATGGTAGAGATCCAAGTAAAGAAGAAGTGGAAGACATTATGAATGAAGCCGTTAGAGAAGCTAGAGAAACCATTGACTTCAGTCAAGGTGGCTCTATAGTAAAAGCTGCTGATAAGGTTTTACCATACCTAAACGCAGGAACTCAAGGTCTTAGAAAAGCTGTGGATTATGCGGCAAAAAATCCAAAGGGGTTTGCTTCTAGTATGTTACAGGCCATGATAATGGCAGGAGGAGCTAGTGCAGCATCAATGTTTATGCTTCTTAGAAGTTTTGGTGATGATGAGGATCCTGAAAAAGTACTGGAAGTACTGAATTCAATAAGTGACTACGAAAAATCAAATTACCACATACTATTCACTGGGGAAAAGGATGAGAACGGTGAACACAGATACATAAGAGTAAAAAAATTACCTACAATAGGTATAGCTTCAACCATTGCTGAACAGTTAACAATAAAAGCAATACTAAAAAGTAGAGGTATTGATTATGATTTAAATGATGAGGCTTTGAAAAAATCCGCAAGCGGTATATCACCTATAGATGTATCTCAAGGTTTACCAGGTTTAATAAACAGAAACCCACTTGCTGCGGCAACTCTAACTTATAGATATAACTATGATCATTTTTATGGTCAGGAAGTGTTCAAAGGGCCTAGAAACAAGAAGATACTACCATCAGCTGAGGGATTGCTAGACGACAGAGTTGATCAGATATACAAAGACTTAGGTCAAGCTTTTGGGTTTTCACCAAAAAGAAGCAAGGCTGCTGTTGAAAAAATAATAACATCAGAAAAAACAAACCCTTCTATAGGACTTGTATATTCAGTATACGACAAAATGAGGGGAGTAGTTGGAGAAACCCCTACAAATAACGAAATAGATAATGTTATGAGTAGGATAGTCAAAAATACAGAAAGAAAGTTAGTTAGATCAACCAATAAAAAACTATTGAGCTATAAAGAGCAGGATGAAATCAAAGAACTTGAAACTAAGTTAGAAACGGGGATATATTTAAAAGAGAAGCAGGCTTATAATGATATAAGAAAGAGATACGAAAATAACGATCCATTTACTAATGAAGAGTTTAAGAAATACATATTAGATAACTTTCCTAGGTTGGATGCTAAAAAGTACGCTAAAAAATATGTAGCATATATCAAAAATATGAATGGTGACAGATCAATACTAGATATAGTATTTGAAGATACCCCAGAGGTTCAGGCTTATAGAATATACAAGAAGTTTGGTGACAGCTTTGATGAAGATGAAAAGAAAGAAATTATAAAAGTATTTAAAGCTTCAAGAAGAAAGTTTTCAAAAAAAGCTCTATACATATATAACCAAAAGTACAGAAAGAAGTAGGTGAGTAATCCAAGCTATTAATCCGTTAATATTTAACGCAACAAGATTCCACTGCTTCCTGGATGAGGTTTGGACAATTACAAAAATAAAACCAATGATATACAGAGCTGGTTCAATGGTCCACTGGGCGGCGATAAGAAAACCGCTGCCCATGTATCCCACTCTAGAAGCTACTTTTTGGTATGATGTTAGTCTGTTAGTGTATGCGAGCTTCTTTAGAAACCATCTCTTGTAATTCATTGAAATAAAATTAAAATGTGTAAACCAATTATAAAATGTAGTAGGTGTGGTGATTTGTTTTGTGGTGGATTCGAATATAGAATTCATTTTGATAAACACCTAGATGACTGGAGTAAATCAAAAAACAAAAAAGAATACATTGAAAAAACAACGAAATAAGTATAAAGATATGAGAGTGATAATTTAACCCTCGCTTTCTTTAGTTAATTCAGCTATAGCCTCTCCGTATCCAGGCATCTTCTTGATGGTCTCAAGGGTACCTATCGAAAGAGTTCTAACGTTTAAAAGCTCAGCAATTACAGCCTCAACTTTTTTATCCAATAGATCTAATCTACTCTGTTTCTTTGTTTTCATTTTCTAAGTATATTTGTAGTGAAGCAAGGGCTCTCCATGCAACCTTTGTTAAGTGAAGTATGCCATCATCATCAACTGGATCCTGTGAGTGATCAATCAAGTGACGAACTAATGCATCCTCATTATCTGTACTTTTATTCTTGTCCCAATGTAGTGACTTGTCTGGGTGGTGCTGTTTATTGCCAGCCTGAGAACACCTAGACACTTCTTTAAGAGCATCCGGGAAGTACTTTAAAACACCTGTAAATACAGGCATACCCTTCCTTACAAGGGACGAATCTATATCATCACTGTGGTACTCAACACCCCCATTTGTGTCTGTTGTTTGCCACATCATTTTGCCGTAATCTTATTGTATATAAATCGTGTAACAAACACAAGATATATCAAACCTACCATCCAAGAGTCGACAATTTTTATAGCTATCATCCAACCATCTGAAAGATACCCTCCAGATGTTATTCCAATCCACAATCCTATAGCAAAGGTTACTAAAAGGTGTGAAATTTTAGCTAATAAAAAAGAAACTAACCCAGCCCAGAAGCCTGGCTTCATCCCCTTTGAAGATTTTTTGTCTATCTCCTTATTTAATTTATCATCTACTATCATAAGTCCATTAATTTATTAATTACTGTATCTCCTCCAAGAACAACAACACAACCAATAGCAGGCTTCTTGCCTCTCTTAGCGTATGCCATTGCATAACTATCGTGGTCTATGCCACATCCAACCTGTGTACCAAAAACTCTGAAGTTTTGACCCACATACCAGTCAGTATAACACTGTGTATGTAAGTGACCCTGTACGGTAGACATCATATCAGCACGACACTTTGTTCTAGCCGTACCACTTTCACCGTGGATATATTGAACGTTATCGTAAACAACACGATCAACAAAGTTCCAGTTAGGTGTCTCAAGAACATCCTTGAAATCTTTGACCCACTTAGCTGGTATAGCTGAGGTCATAGCCTTTCTCATTATTAACCTATCGTGATTACCAATTAGAACATCCGCTACTGGGAATGCCTTGTACCACTTGGATAATTTCTTTATAGCCAGCTCTAGTTCCTGACCACCAGAGAGACCATCTGGGTCTGTTTCGTGGTAGCTGCTGTAGTGATTGTCTATGACATCACCTATAAAAACAACCTGGTTACAATTATAATCTTTAAATGTTTGCTTGCAGAAATCTAAATATCCGTCAAGACAAAAGGGTTCGTGAAGATCCCCTACTACTAGTATTCGTTTTTCATTATATTTCATCGGTAAGTGTTTGATTTAATTCTTGTAATTCAATTATAAGTTCCTGACTAATTGCTAAGGCCTTATCATACTCCTCATCTACCAACGCCTCATATATGTCGCTGCAAAGGTCATTAACAATGTTCATTGTTGAATTAATAAAACTTAACCTTTGATCTTCGTGTTTCATAACTAAAAAAAAAGGGGGCCTATCAAACAATCAACACAATATGAAAGCCCCCATAAAAT